TTTGCCGATGCCCTAAATCAAGAGCGAGTTATTGCCGACACGGCCGTAGCCTCCGCGTTGTACCTCCGCGCGACTGGCCAACTGAAAAAAACCATCACGAAGAAAGTCACGACGGCCGACGGCCGCGTAGAGATACACGAAACCACAGAGAGCGTGCCCGCTGACCCCACAGCGCAACGCTACTGGCTGAACAACCGCGCCCCGAAGGTTTGGCGCGAGCGTAACGAGGTTACGGGGGCGGATGGTGCACCAATTGCCATAAGCCTGTCGTGGCTCGGCAACTCGAGCCGCGGCCTAGTGATCGACGCCGAAACAATAGAACCCAACGACCAGAGCACGCCCAGTCTAACCAACGAAGGGGCGTAAATGCCTTATAAATCAATGGCTTACAGCTTTGCACCGTCGGATGTAAAGACCGACGGCCAAAACGCTACACACGCCGGAGGGGGTGGGGCGGGCTGGCCTCAAGCAAAAAGCCCCTTTTCAGTCCATATTGTGGACTTTCACCCCTTAAAACTAAGCATTTTTTTATGATGCAGTGCAATATCAAGGAAAAATTAGTGCATGGAGGGGTGTGTCGAGCCGGGGGTGGGGGGTGGCCGCGGCTGCTAGGACCGCTATCTGTAATTTTTCAAATTTTAGAACGAAAAGTAACTAAGTTGATCTTAGTAACTTCAGCCCGTCCTGTTGATGTTACGCAAAAAGTCTGATGGACATCCAAACCTACCAGCCCAGACCGTTCGCCATGGCCCTGCACAACAGGAAAGCAAGGTGGACAACATTAGTCTGCCACAGGCGGGCGGGTAAGACAGTCAGTTGTTGCGCCGATTTGGTCGTGGGGGCACTGGAAACACCATACCCCAACCCGCAGTTCGCCTATCTCGCGCCTTTCCGAGATCAGGCAAAGCGCGTGGCATGGAGTTATCTAAAAGACTTGACAAAACCGCTCTGGGCACAGAAACCAAACGAGTCGGAACTGACCGTTTTCATTCGCAACAGCAAGGGTGGTATCTCGAAGATTTTTGTCGCTGGCGCAGATAACCCAGACAGTCTTCGTGGCCTGTATTTTGATGGCGTCGTACTCGATGAAGTCGGCGATATGCGCCCGAGTATCTGGTACTCCGTCTTGAGACCGGCTTTGAGTGATCGTCGCGGCTGGGCCATCTTCGCGGGCACGCCCAAGGGCAAAAATATGTTCTGGAACTTGCGTGAAGAAGCGCGATTGAATCCGGCCTCGCACCTGCTCATTGAAGTCAAGGCGAGCAACAGCAACCTACTGCACCCAGATGAGTTAAGAGACGCCAAAGCGCAGATGACGGACTCGGATTATGAGCGTGAGTTCGAGTGTTCATTCGATGCGTCCATCCCCGGAGCGTATTGGGCCAAAGAAATTGGCAAAATTTATGACGCGGGCCAAGTTAAAGACTTCCCCGTGGATAAGGCTCTGCACGTGGAGGTCGTGGCCGACTTAGGCTACACCGACTCATGTAGCTGGTGGGTCTGGCAGACCACGAATGAAGGCTACCGCATTGTTGATTTTTATGAGGCCAATAGTCAGGCCATATCGCACTACGTTGAGTGGATAAAGGCCCTGCCCTACACGGTAGATCGCGTCTGGTTGCCGCATGACGCGAAGGCAAAGTCATTGCAGACGGGCCGAAGTATGGTTGAGACGTTTTTACAGCAGGGCATCAAGCCCGATCTGGTTCCCGATATGTCGTTGCAAGACGGGATCGAAGCGGCTAGGCAAGTCATACCGTTGTGTTGGTTTAACGAGCAGTCCACCTACGAGGGCCTCGAACACTTACGAGCATACAGCCGTGAGTGGGACGAAAAGACCGGGACCTTCAGGCAGAAACCGAAACACGATTCTCACAGTCATGCGAGCGATAGCTTCAGGTATCTCGCAATTGTGGCTAAGAAATTAAAGATTAGAAAACAGCGCGATTACGCCGCAGAAATAGTCGTTCCAGACGCACCCCAGCAGTATCAGTTTTCACTCGACATGATCTGGGATACCGCCCCCAAACAAAATGCACGTATAGGATAAATGATGAGCCAATTTAACGATGGACTGGATAAACCAGACGACAACACCCCCGCCGGGTTAGCGATACGTTGGAATAAAGAGATAGAGGCCGCGGGCAAAGAGGTGCTGAAGTGGCACGACGACAGTAAGAAGATCAACAAGCGGTATCTCGATCAGCGCGATGGATTTGAATCGGCTGAGAGTCGAGTGAATTTATTTTGGTCAACCATTGAGACGATGAAAGCGTCTTTGTACGCGCGGCCCCCTAAGGCTGACGTGGCACGATCCAATTACGATGCCGAGGACGATGGGGCGCGAGTGGCCGCGACCATGCTCGAGCGGATTCTCAACAGTGGCCTTGAGGAAGATGGCAGCGACTTCGATGCGGCGTTGCGCCACGGCATTAGCGACTGGCTGATCGTGGGCTTGGGCCAACTTTGGTTCCGCTATGAGGTAGAGACCGAGATGGTGATGGTCCCGGCCATTGTGCACCCGCACAGTCTGGAAGAAATTGAGCCAGCCGCTGAGTTTGAGAAGATCACAAGCGAAGAAGTTCAGACCGACTACATCTACTGGGGTGACTTCTTCTGGTCTCCCGCGAGAACGTGGGAAGAAGTGCGCTGGGTGGGGCGTAGAACATATTTAGTGAAAGAGAAAGCCGAGAAACGGTTCGGCAAAGTCATTGCCGCGCAGTTGAACTATGCGAAGAAACCTAAGACCAAAGAGGGTGGCCACGATGGCCTGCCTCAGAACGAGCCGTGGGATCGGGCTGAAGTGTTTGAGATTTGGTCGAAAGACGATAAGAAGGTGTACTGGTACGCCAAGGGTGTTGATGTAGTGCTGGACGTGAAAGACGACCCGTTAGGGTTAGATGATTTCTTCCCATGCCCCAAGCCCGCAATGATGAACACAACGACCTCGAACATGATGCCCAGAGCGTTGTACGTCTTTGCACAAGACCAGTTCGATGAGTTAGATGTGATTAACACGCGCATCAAGTATTTGACCGAGGCGTGCAAAGTCACTGGGGTCTACGACAAGAGTGCAGAGGGCGTGCAGAAGTTGTTTACGGAAGGCGTTGAGAACAGATTGATTCCGGTGGATAACTGGGCCATGTTTGCAGAGAAGGGCGGCATCAAGGGTCAGATTGAGTTTGTGCCCATCGAGATGATCGCTAAAGCGATTGAATACTTGCGTATGCAGCGCGGTGACAAGACTCAGCAGATTTACGAGGTGCTGGGGATTAGCGACATTATGCGTGGCTCGTCTAAAGCGAGTGAGACGGCCACGGCACAGCAGATCAAGGCGCAATTCGGCTCGACTCGTTTGCAGTATTACCAGTTTGAATTAGCTAGATGGGTGCGTCACGCCTTGAGAATTAAGGCCGAGATCATCGCCACACACTTTCAGCCTGACACGATTGTGAAGATGAGCAACATCCAGTACACGTCCGATAAGGAGCACATCCCAGCAGCGCTTGAGGTGATTAGTCAGATGGGCATGGAGCAGTACCGTGTGAACGTGGACGCTGACACCATGGCGGCAGTGGACTGGGCGCAGAAGAAAGAAGACAGTGCGGATTTGTTGAACGCCATTGGTAATTTTGTGGCCCAGATGACGCCTGTGATTCAGGGCGTACCGGGGTCAGCGCCGTTCGTGTTGCAGATGATGCAAGCGATGTTGGCCGGGGTCAAAGGGGCTAAGGCCGTGGAGAGCATCTTAGACCACGCGATAGCTGCCGCAAGTAAGCCGCCTGAACCACCACAGCCATCTCCTGAACAAATTGCTGAAGTGGAGAACACGAAGGCTCAGACCATGGAGCGTCAAGCCAAGGCCCAGAAGTTAGCCGCTGAGACGCAAGTGCTGGCCAGTGAGGACCCGCACATGGAGATGCAGATGCGCGGTCAAGAGGCGCAACAGAAAATGCAGATGCAGGGTGCTCAGGCCCAGCAGAAGATGCAGATAGATCAGGCCATGGCCGAGCAAAAAATGAGTGCTGACGCACAGAAATCCGAGCAAGCCATGATGCACCAGATCGTTAAAGACCGACACGACATGGCTGTGGCCCGCATACAGGCGCAGAACAAAGTGATGCAACAACCTAACCCCAATATGCCCGCAGCAAAGGGTGCTGGGGTGAGCGGTCAGAAACCGAGCGTGGGGTAAGACGATGGCTTTCTATCGCTACAAGTGCAATGAGTGTGGAGAGCACTTTCACCGCGTGTGTTCAATCAAAGCGTACTCGGCTGATCGTGAGTTCGACTGCCCCGAGTGCAAGGTGAAAACTGAACGTGTCATTGAGGCCCCGATGTTGGCGGCGGATGAGACGCTATCGGACTTGCGTGCAACGGATGGGACCGACATATCAAGCCGCACCAAGAGAGCCAAGTACATGAGGGAGAACAACTTGGCTTATGCGGATGACTTCAAAGAGACGTGGGCCGCGCATGAGGTCCAACGTGCCAAGCATTTCACGGACGGGTCAGACGACAAGAAGGCCCGACGAGAAGTAATCGCAAGAACCGTTTACCAAAACCTATAAGTACCTCACCCGGAGCATTTCAATGAGCAACGACCTACGCGAAGAATTAGAAAACGCACTGCAAGGCAGTGATTTGGCACCCTCTACGGAGGCTTCAGGCACACCAGAACCCACGGTTACTCCTTCACCCGAAGGTTCTACGCAGGAGGCTTCCACCCCTACCGACGCACCCGCAGTTGATCTAAACGCCATGGCTGAGAAGCCACGCGATGAGGCAGGGCGTTTTGCGCCAAAGCCTGCCGAGGGTATTCAGGCGGGGCCGAAAGGCAACCAGCCGCCTGTGGCTGCGCCTGAGACGGGTTTACCGCCCCCAGAGCAGGCTCGGCCCATCGACCGCGCACCGCAAGGCTGGACGCCCGCTGAACGTGAGAAGTGGGCTTCGCTGCCTGATGACATTAAGGCGCGAGTGGTGCAGCGGGAACGCGAGATCAACATCAAGTTAAACGAGACCGCGGAAGCACGGAAGTTTGCCGACGCAATTCAGCAGACCATCACGCCCTACATGGCCATGATTCAAAGTGAAGGCGGCACGCCCGTGACCGCCATTGCGAGTCTGTTTCAGACGGCTGGTGCACTGAGAACCGCGCCCCCACAACAGAAGGCACAGTTGGTGGCCTCGTTGGTTAAGCAGTTTGGTATCGACATCAATATGCTCGATCAGGCGATAGTGGGGCAAGGCCCGGCCGTGGACCCGATTGAAGAACGCATCAACCAGCGGGTGAACCAAGCGATTGCGCCGATGCAGCAGCGCTACCAACAGATGGAGATGCAGCAGCAACAGGAAATGCAGGCGCAGCAAGCACAAGTGCACAACAGCGTCGCGCAGTTCGTGGACAGCCAGCCTTACGGGGATGTGGTCAGAAGTGAGATGGCCATGATTATGCGTTACGCGGCCGAGAACAACATCAGCATGACGTTGGAAGAATGTTACCGACGCGCCTGCCAGATGAACCCACAGGTGGCCTCGCTTGTAGGCCAGCAGCAACAGCACCAGCAATTGCAGCAGCAGAACAGTGCGGCGCAAAACGCCCGGGGCCGCGCGGTGTCGATTTCTGGCGCACCGACTGGGGGCGGGATGCAACAAGAGACGCAAGCTGACGATATTCGTGGCGCAATTGAAGCATCTCTTGCACAAATGACGCGATAGTATTAAAGTATTGATAACCGAACTCAGTGAGTTCGGTTGTATTAAGTGGACGTGCCTAACCAGCCATAGCCACCCGACTTCAAGGAGCAACGCAATGTTGCCCACCTAAACCTCGCGGAACTAGCCGAGCGTAAAGGGAACGTCTGACAAATCGACGGGAATTTTTCCCATTCATTTATCAGATATTGGAGTTAAACCATGTCATTTGCTAACGCAAACGTAAGCGATATTATCGCTACTACCATTCAAAATCGCAGCAAGAAAATTGCGGATAACGTCACAAAAAATAACGCTCTGTTGGCTAAGTTAAGCCAGTCAGGTGGTGTTCGCACCGTCTCTGGCGGCAACATCATTCTGGAAGAATTGTCGTTCGCTGAAAACGCAAACGCTGGCTTCTATTCGGGCTACGACTTGCTGCCAATCGCCGCACAAGACGTTATCTCTGCTGCTGAGTTTACGCTCAAGCAATTAGCTTGCCCAGTCATCATCAGCGGTATGGAGCAACTCCAGAACAGCGGCAAAGAAGCGTTCATCGACTTGCTCGAGGCACGCATGGCCGTGGCTGAGTCAACCATGAGCAACAAGCTGTGCGGCTCGATCTACTCCGATGGCACTGGTAACGGTGGCAAAGAAGTCGTCGGTTTGAACGCTGCTGTGCCCGTTTCTGCGGCCACAGGCGTGTACGGTGGAATTGATCGTGCGACCTTCGCCTTCTGGCGCTCACAGACCAAGGATGTGAAAGACTTCGCAGCCGCCAAGCCCGGTCCAGTATCAGCCGCTCTGTCGGCTATGTGGGCCACTCTGGTTCGCGGTGCAGACCGTCCTAACCTGATCGTGATGGACAGCGTGATGTGGACTGCTTACTTGAGCGAGTTGCAGAATATGCAGCGCTTCACGTCAGCAGAAACCGGCAACCTCGGTTTCCCATCAATCAAGTTCATGGATTGCGATGTTGTGCTCGATGGCGGCATTGGCGGCTTCTGCCCACCCAAGACCGCGTTCATGCTCAACACCAAGTACCTGAGCTTCCGTCCACACAAAGACCGCAACATGGTCCCACTGTCGCCTAGCAAGCGCGTTGCCATCAACCAAGACGCTGAAGTTCAGATTCTTGCTTGGGCTGGCGCGATGACTTGCCGTGGTGCTCAGTTCCAAGGCCGTCTGGTTAACACCACTGCCTAAATCAAGGATGCTCCGGGTGGGGCATCTTTAGGGGCGGTCTGAGCAATTGGGTCGCCCCGTTTTTTGGAGAGAAACATGGCAGCAACATTTTCAAGCAGCAGGGCCAACACGCCCTACGACCCAACGGCCTCACAAGCCACGGGTGGCGCAAGCACGGGGATTAACGTGGCCGCGCAAAGCGTTGGCGCACCCGGCGGTACGCAGATGCGTATTGGCGGTGAAGCGTTCAGCTTGTCGGTCAATATCCCTACTGTACCCACAGAGGCAGAAGCCGCACCAGCAGCAGTTTAAGTAATACCCCCGGGCGTTATGAACCCGGGGTTTTTTCACATCTAAAAATAGGAAATATCCAAGATGCAAACCGCCCAGACCGTGCAATTCGCAACAGACTTTGATGACTCGCAAGTGTTTAACGATGCCGAGGGTCGCTACTCTGATGACAAGAAGTTGTTTGTTCAGTTTTACACACGCCCCGTGCAAGATAACGTGGCAAGCCAAGAGGCCAAGCGCCCGATCTTTATCGACGCTGACTTTGTGAAGATCATGGTCCCCGGTGACAAGCGCACAGTGATTGACCGCATCGCGAGTGATGAGGACAAGCAACGCTTTCCGACTCACTTCGCACGCTACAAAGCTGGCCAAGCCGAGCAGACCGTGGGCACGCCACTCGATATGTTGCCCGGCATGACTGCTGGCAAGGTCGAGGAATACAAGCACTTCGGCATCAAGACCATCGAGATGTTGGCTGAAGCGTCAGACAGCGTGGGCCAGCAGTTTATGCAGTTCCAGTCAGACAAGAGCCGTGCCAAGGGTTACATGGCACTGGCCACCGATAACGCAGCCGTAAAAGAAGTCGAGGCCAAGTTATCGGCCGAGAACGCAGCGATGAAATTGCAGATCGAAGCCATGCAGAAGCGGATGGAAGATGTGCTTAAAGCGAAAGCTAAGTAAGGAGTAGGGAATGGCCTTTCAGATCGTACGTAATGAAACTTTAATTGCGGCTTGCAACACTGTTGCCGGTCTGATCGGCTACCCCACAACCAAAGATGCCGTGGGTTCACAAGACCCGAAGATGCAGCAGATTGTTGCAAGCATCAACATGGCGGCAAAAGATTTGCTCTCGATGTACACATGGCAAGAGATGGTGCGCGAGGCGCGTGTTGATGTGTTCCAAGACTACAAGGGGCAGACTGAGAAAGATTATCCGCTGCCCGAGGATTATTACCAGTTCATCGACCAGACACAGAACAACTTGACCACCAAGATGCCTGTGCGCAATCCGGTGGCGGCTGTGCAGTGGCAGACAATGAAAACCCTCATGCCGGGGTCTACTGTGCAGACCATGTGGCGCGTCAAGGGCAACAAGATGT